CGAGTGTTCTTCGTCGACGACGACCGCCGTCCATGCGCCGGATTCGTGCGGCTTCCGTGCTAACCAGAGTAGATCGTTCGAGATCGTATCCGACCCGCGCCAACGAAGGAAGCCGCTTTCTACGAGTCGCGCGAAGTTCACGCTCGCCGCGGCGAACTCCCGTCCGTCGAGCGCCTTCGCGGATCGGATATGACGCGCGAGCGGCGCATCGGTCCAGGACGCGAAGCCGGTTCGCGTCACGCCGGACCGGATCGCGCGCTCGTTGAGCGCCGGACCGAGCCGGTCCAGGTCGACGTCGCCGACGAGATCTTCGACCAGGTCGACGACGACGATCCCTTGCGGCGTTTGCGTCGCGAGCGCGACCGAGACGCGATTCGGCGCGACCGCGATCCCCATAACCGGACGCCGTCCGAGTACCAGGTCGTCGTCTCGCGCGCGTTGCCATGCGACTTCCGAGACGAGCCGCGGTCGCATCGTCCGGACCCAACGGCATAAGTGTTCCGTCTCGAACGCGGACGCGGTCGACGTCCGGTACAGGGACCGAAGCGTCTCGAGACGGATCGTAATTCCGAGCGCCGGGTTCGCCTGTCGCCATCCGATCTCGTCGTCGAGCGCGCGGTCCGGGTCGGCGGACCATTCCAGGTAGGCAAGTTCCGGATCGCCGGCGGCGGCGCGACGGACCAGGTCGTTAAGGACGACGCTCGCGTCGTCGCCGGCGTTCGACAGGTAGACGACTTGCGGATTCGCCGACGCGGTAATCGTCGGTCGGATCGCCTGGACTAACTCGAACGTCCGCTGTTCGCGGACTTCGTCGAGTAGGACGTCGTCGATCGCGTGTCCGCGGACGCCGGGACGCGGCGCGACGAGCGTGTAGCGTCCGCCGTTCCGCATGCGGATCGTTTCCTGTCCGTTCGCGTGTCGGATCTCCGTTACGTCCGGGTCGTCGGCGAACGACGCGGCGACTTCCAGGAACGTATTCCGCGGGATCTCGCGATTCTGCGCGGTATGCAGCATGCGACGACCGAGTCGGAGACGATGCCGAACGTAGGGAAGGACGAAGGTCGTCTTCCCGTTCTGTCTCGCCGCCACGATCGCGACTTCCCGGTAGCGCCAGTTCCCTTCGTCGTCGACCGCGTTTAGGAACCGACCCGCGAAGCGTTGCCAGGGCATCAGGGAGATCCCGAGATCCCGCGCCGCGCGCTCGTAGTCGCGCGTAAGCGACAGGACCGGGATCGGCGGCGCGATCCGCGGCGGAACGAGCCGGCGGCGCGGCGTGCGCGCCGGTTCGCTAACGCCGGCCACGTCCGCGCGTTACGGCGCTCGCGTCGACCGGCGTCCAGGACTCCGTCGCGTCGCGGGGAGAGAGATTCCGGAGCGCGGCGTCCAGTCGTGGCGCGTCGCTAAAGAACGGAGCCGCGAAGCGGGACGACGCGAAGCGATTTCGTACGGCGTCGTCGCGGACGGCGGCGCTCGAACGTCCGCCCTTGCGCGCGTTACACGCCGGACACGCCGCCTGTAGATTCTCCGGGACGTCGGCCCCGCCGAGTACGACCGGGACGATATGGTCGACCGTCGTCGCTATCTCCGTACAGCCTGGAAGCGCGAGCCGACAGCGGTAGCCATCCCGGAGTAGAACCGGGATCCGTTGTTTCTCGCCGGCATGCGTCCAATGTCGACGGCGTCCATGTCTCGAGTTGTTCATGCGAACGGCGACACTTCGGACAGTCGATCGTCACGGGTCGACGAGTTCGCGGATTCCATAGGCCGGGTAGCGCGTTGCCATCGTCCGCAGTCGTCGAGCGACGAACGGATTCGCAACGACGATCGGCGTCTGGCCGGTAAACGTCACGTAGCGACCGGCGACGTAGAGTTGCGGAACGCTCGCTACGAAGCGCGTCGGCGGGAGTTCGGGGATCGGTCGTTCGCCGTCGTAGGTTTCGATCGCTAGACGATACAGGTCGACGAGCCGCTTAAGCGCGGGACGCTCCGCATGGAAGCGGTCGGCGTGCGCTCGTCCGCGCTTTCCCCATGTCGAGCGAGCGCGTTTCGTCTGGAGCCGCAAGATCGCCGCCTGGATCGACTGGACCGAATCTTCGGCTTCGACGAACGGAAGCGTCCCGCCGAACGTGGCCCGCATGCGTTCCAGGACGCCGGGATCTTCCGCGCCGGCGATAACCGGGATCGACATTCCGAACGCTTCGACCGCGTTACAGCCATAGCCGAACATCGTCTGGTCGAAGACGATATCCGCCGTCGCCTTTATCGCCATCGCTTCCGCCCACGGTCGTTCTTCGACCAGGACGAGTTCGGCGTCTAGTCCCTGGTCGACCAGGTCGGCGACGGCGCGGATTAGCGTCTCCGTCGACTTGTAGGCGCGATTCGTCGGACAGGACACGATGCGTATGCGCTCGCCGCCGCCCACGTTCGATCCGGCTCGAAGCGCGGCGAGCGCGTCGAGATCATACGCCGTAGGAAGCCATTCCAGGACGTCCGGCGCGATCGTCTGTAGGTCGATCGTCGAGACTGCCTGGATCCAGTAATGGCGCGCCGCATGCTTGAGCATCCCGACCGGATTCGATCGGAATAGCGATCCGTGATGATGCAGGAGAACCGGCTTCCGCCGCGGCGCGAGTCCGAGTAGTTGCAGCGGACGCCATGAGTTGTTTAGGTGCCAGACGTCCGCTCGAGCGGCCAGTTCGCGAATGTCGCGTTCGTTGTGGCGCGTCCAGACGATATCCGCCGGCATCCCCTGGTAGATATGCGTCTGTCGGTGGACCGACCGGATTCGGACGTCGTCCGAGCGTTTCGCGGCGTCCTGGAAGCGTCCGACGACCGACGCCGGGTCGTAATCGCCGATCGCGATAGCCTGGATCGGCTTCCGTCGTCGAAGATCCCGTCCATGTCGTTTCGCCGCTTCCACGAAGCGTTGATTCTGTCCGTTCGTGTCCAATCCGCTAGATAGGATGAGCGCTTCCATTGCGTCCCGACTGTAAGACATTCCCGGAAGGTCGAGCCGAGCGGAGTCCGCCCTTGCCAGGACGGATCCGCGACTTCCCGTATAGGTTGTCGCCGATATGGATTGGCGCGATTCTCGATCGGGTACTGGTGCGGTCTATGGACCCTCGAATCGCGTCCGCCCGGACTTACGTCCGCCCGCTAGGTACGCGGCGTCTAACCGGCGTAGCCGGCTACCAGTAATGGTCCGGATCTTCCTTCCGGCTCGTCCATCCGACGAAGTACCCATTCGCCTTGCGGCTAGGCTAGGTTTTGCGCCTTACTGGTAGTATTTGCGCGCTGGTGGATTGAGCCGAGCGCGTTAGGCCGGGTCGGAGACGACCCGGTCTTTCGTTTGTTCCGGTCTGGTATGTTCTAGGTCGACCGTAGCCATCGGTCGAGCCACGGGATCGCCGCTGTTGACTTGTCCGGCGGCGATCCCGTTTACAGCGCGCCAGACGATCGAGCGTCGACCCGCCGCGGTAAGCGCGCGACGACCCGAGTCTTCGACGAGTCCTTGCGCGACGAGTTCCGACCGGCGCGTCCGCGCGCCGGATAGCGACTGTCCGTCGACGTGCGGCCATATCCCTTCGTCCGTGAGCGGTCCATGCGTCCGGAGAATCGCAAGGATCGCGGCTTGCGACGCGCGGATCCGTTCGGCGCGGATCGACTGCGCGGCGGACCAGGACGTATCCGGATCGGTCGCGCGAGCGACGGCGCGCGGCTCGCCGGCGTGGAACGTCGTCCGCCGCTTACAGGTAACGCAATAGGCTTCCCGGTACCGCGTGTCGAGTAGCGTCCGTCCGACCGGAAGCGCGTCTTCGGTCCGTCCGCAGCGGGTACACGTCCAGGACGTCATTCGGCGCGACCTGTCGAACCGAACCAGTCGGCGAACTCGTCTAGGTCGAGCGTTATAAGCGCGCGACGCTTCGATCCCGTTCCTGGACTGTCTCCGTGTACGACCGCGCGGAGTTGCGCCGACCGGACCGGGATCCGACGGAGTAGCGCGTCGATCCTGGTCGGGTAGGTCGCGTTCCCGACCTTCGTCTGGATCGCGATCCAGTCGGTCGGCGCGCCGACGTCTTCCGGTCCGCCGTACTGTCCGACCCTCGAGACGCCGAGCCGACGCGCTACGGTCCGCTCGAAGTCATTCCCGCGGCGGCGTGCGCGCTTCCCGCGCGACGATCGCTCGTCCTGATCTTTCCCGCAGTCGCGACAGCGGATAAACGGGTCGTACGGCGGCTCGTCTTCGAGTCCGAATCGCCAGACGTGCCGATGCGAGCGCTTCGTTATCCCGCCGAATCGAATCGGATTCATGATCGGACCATTCCGATTCCGTCCGCGCCGGCGTCGGCTTCGTTCGCCGGCCAGACGACCGCGTAGAGACGCGCGAGTAGTTCGCGAGCGGTACGCCGGTCCAGGACGACGATCGGCGTACAGGAACAGTCCCGCGGACCGGCGCATCGGATCGCGTGATACTCGCCGGCGGGACCAGGATAGGTTTTCACGTTATCGGCGTCCCGGCGTCGCCGCGGTCGTATTCGTCCGGGTCGAACGATGCGTCGATCCCGCCGTCCATGCGGTAGAACCAGTTATCCGCGACGAAGCGGTCCAGGTCGCGGACGAACAACGGGTACAGACGAAGGACGCCGTCGTCGTCGACGGATCCGCGCGCCGACCAGGACTTATCTTCCCGCGGGAGTCCGGCGCGGTAGGAGAATCGGAGATCGAGGATCGCTTGCGGCGCGTCGAAGTCCGTCATAGCGACGCCCCGATCGACTCGAGATAGTCCGGCGCGTTCTTCGGCGTGAGCGTGCAGAAGCCTTTCTCGTTCGACCAGTCCGGATCGTCCGATTTCTCCGGACAGTACGGACCGTAATTCCCGCGCCGCCATTTCACGTTATGCGCCGGACAGGTCGTCCGATTCGCCGGCTTCGCCGCCGGTCGGCGTGCGGCGCGCGCCGGCTCGTCCGGCGGGAGTTCCGACGCGTCGTAGATATCGTCCGGCGGGATCTCGTCCGCCTGGTACGTGTACGCCGCGGCTTCGAGCGCGATCGACAGTCCGGCGAGTCCTTCGGCGATCGTGTTTAGCGCTCGAGCGACTTCGGACCAGTTCGGATTCGTCACGCCGCGACCTTCCTTTCAGGGATCTCGAGCGCCGTTCCCGCCGCCGGCTTCGACGTCCGCCAATGCTTAAGCGCGACCGCGGCTTGTACGGCGCGCCAATCGGCTTCGGTCGGGTCGATCCGGTAGACCTGGTAGCCGCGCGAATAGGCTTCCGGACGGATATGGACGACGACGAGTTGTTGGATCTTCGGGATCGGCCATTTCCGGTTTACGCCGGGAACGCCGGCGAACTCCGCGCGCGCGATCGCGACTAGTTGGAGTCGAGTTTCGACGTAGATCGCTTTTCCAGTTTTCACGTCTCCGAGCGTTAGGACGCGCCGTCCGGAGACGTCCGGCATACGCGCGACGAAGTCGTACGTCGCGCCGTAGCCGACCGTCTCGTTAAGGACGTAGCGTTCCCTCGAGACGAAGGTCGGCGCGAAGTCGTCCAGGAACGCGCGGTACGCGGCGACGTAGGGAAGCGTCGCCGTGTCGACCGTCCATTCGGAGTCGTGTTCGATCCGTTCGGCGATCTTATGGATCTCGCGACCGAACGCGGCGGCGTCGTCTCGAGCCTGGACATGCTTCGCGGCGAGCCAACCTTCCGCGACCCGCGGACCGTCTGTCGCGATCATCTCGCCTAGACGCTCGTAATTCCCGACCGCGGCGCGCGCTGTCTCGTTTGCGGACCAGTACGGTAGACCGCCTTTCGAGACTTCGTTTAGCGCGCTCGTTATCCCTGGATAGGACGGTCCGTCCGCGTAGGAGTACCAATGATCGTCCGTCCTGTTTAGACCCCTAGCCATCGTGTTCCGATCCCTTTCCGATCCGCCGATCTCGAGTAGATCCCGGTCCCGCCGGGATAGCGACGAGCGTCGACCGTCCGGCGGGACCAGGAACGCGCGACGGAGATCGGCTCGTCGCGGTAGCGACCAGTCTACCGCCGCATGTAAGCCCTTGACGAAAGTACCCTTCGAGCATGCAGGACCGGACTTGACAGGGAATAGCGCCGGCACCGATACTACCCATTACCAGGACGCTAGATCCTGGAACGCTAGGAGATCGGATCCATGTCTCGTCCCTTGTCTATCCAGGTCGAACCGTTCGTGACCCCGGACGGCGTTCGCGCCTTCGGCGTGACCGTCGACTACCCGTTCGGCGGATCGGAGCGCTACCGGGACTTCGGTTCGGCTACCCGCGCGGAAGCCTGGTCGAAAGCCGTCGACTACGCCGTCCAGTTCGTCGCGGATCTCGCGCAGTCGGACGCCGACGAAGTCGCCGAGTATTCGGTCGAAGCCGCGGAGCGCGCCGACGAGCGCGCTACCGCGGAACAGGACGCCGCGCTCGCCGACTACGAGCGCGAGTTCGGACCGCTGTCCTAACGGTCGACACTTCCACAAGCCGACCGCGAACGCGGTCCGGCTCGCGCGCCGGCACGGAGCGACGGCGCGTCCGGCTTGCCAGTTCCGACAGCGCGGACCAGTAATCCGCTCCGGACGGGTCGTCTACCAGGACGAGCCGTGTCGCTGTCGGAACTTCGTAGCGATAGGAGATCGGTAGATATGGACGAACGCATCTTTCCCGGCGACGAGCGCTACCTAGCCGCGCGCCGGGATGCGAGCCGCCGCGGGTACGACGTGTTCCTGGTCGGCGGGAAGTTCGGACTCCGGGAGTCGGAGACGCATCGGCTCGTCGTCGAAGGACTGTCGATCCGAGATCTCGAGCGCTACCTACGAAGGGAGCGCGACCGATGAGTACGACGACAATCGTTATCCAGCGGCTACGTTGCTTCCTGGTCGGCCATCCGGCGTTCCAGTACGGACCGCGACCGTTCGGTCCGATCGCGTACGTCTGGTTTCCCGCGTTCCAGCGCTGTACGCGTTGCGGGAAGCCGCGCTACGGGATCGCGCCGTCCGACGTCGAGTTCCGCCATATCGGGAAGGGATGGTAAGCATGGCCGAGCCGCGTTTCTGCCTAGACTGCGGACGGCTCGTAAGCCGCGCCGCGCTCCGTTGCCATCGGTGCGCCGGGAAGCGATCCGAATTCGCCGTACGAGCCGCGGAGCGCCGCCGTACGGTCCGTCTAATGGTCGACGGCGGTATGCGTCCTGTCGACGTCGCCGCGGCGCTAGGAGTCTCGAGACAGCGCGTTAACCAGTTACTAGCGCCTAGCCGCCGACGCTAGTCGTTCCGTCGTGCGCCGCCGTCGATCCGTTCGGCGGCGGCGACGACATGATCGCCGCCGACGTGTTCCGCGCGGTCGACGATGCGACCGCGTTCCCGAACGCCCATTGCAGCGCCGCTCCGACGAAGCCGATAATCGCGGCTTCGGTCCCTTCCCGTAACTCGAACGGATTCAGGATTAGCGCGTAAAACGCGCCGACCAGTACCAGGACGACGATGCCATACGCGACGAGATTCCGGCGGTCGTCGGTCATTAGTAGGTAGCGGCTTTCTGGACCGCGGAGTTCGCGACGGCGTCGGCGGCGGCTTTCTCCGCGGCGTCGACTGCGGCGGCGAGTTCGGCGTCGGTATGTCCGCCGGCGGCTTCGACGACCGCCAACGGCATAACGACCGCGGTCGAATGGACGTAGCCGACCGTATCCGGCGCGTCGCCGGCGTCCGGTCCGTCCAGGATGCAGACGAACCACAGCGTCGAGCCGTTCGCCGCTTGTCCGTTAACCGACGCGATCGGGTAGATCAGTTCGCCGCCGGCCATCGTCTTAACGATATTCGCCGCGTCGAGCGTCGGCGCTTTCCGGAAGCGCGCGCCGGCGAGCGCCGTCGTCTTCCGGTTCGAGATATGAGATACCCACGTTCCCGCGATCATGTCGGCTTGCGCTCCGTTCTGGTCGAGTAGCGGCCATCCGTCGACTTCGGTCCCGGACTTGTTGACTCCCCAATGTAGATGACACGCGGTAGCGCCGGTCTTCCCGACGTAGCCGAGCGTTTGTCCGCGCGAGACGAGTTGTCCGACCTTAACGACCGCGCTCGATAGGTGCGCGTAGCCGGTCGTATAGACGGAGTCGTGTCGGACGCGGACGATAAGCGCGCCGTTCCCGGCGTCGGTAAAGACTTGCGTCACGGTCCCGCCGGCGACGGCTAGGACTGGATCGCCGCATCGTCCGTTCCCGAAGTCGATCCCGGTCCCGCGACCGCTCGCGACATGATCGGCGAACGTCGACGTTACGCGGAAAGTCGGCGTCCCGGCCCACGGTTCGGACTTCGCCTGGATCCGACCTGGAACTGGATTCCCGAACATGCTGTCTCCGCTAGTCGATCCAGACGACTTGCGCCGAACCGGATCCCGTCTGGACGACGTAGACGACTTCGACGACGGCTAGGGTCGTCCGCGCTTTCGGCGTCCCGGCGTAGATTACTTCGACCGGAGCGTCGGTCGTCCGCGCTTTCGGCGTCCCTTCGTAGACGACTTCGACCGGAGCGTCGGTCGTCCGTTCAGACATTTACGATTGGCATTTCGGTCCATGCTCGAGCGCGTTAACGTTCGACTCCGTCCAGGACGCCGCGGACGGATCCTGGTCGCGGATTTGCGTCCATATGGCGTAGGTATCCGTAAGCGCGATATCCGCGCTTTCGTAGTTCGTACTGCTATGACGAAGGACGATGCGAGCGGACCGCGCGCCGGCGTCCGTCTTTCTCGCGACGATAACCTGTTGGATCGCCTTAATCGACGTCGCGGTCGACGGGAGATTCGCCATCGCATACGTGTCGATATGGCCCGCAGTCGACGATTCGACATAGTCCGTATCGCTGTTAAACGGCGTCTCGTCGACGAGTAGGTAGTTGTCCGTCGAGTTCCCGTCCGATCCCGTATGTTGCGAACTGTTCCCGTTGCCATTCGGGAGTAGCGCCGCTACCCGGACGTCGCCTAGGAACGTATCGTTTACGCCGCCGTTGGCGTCGCATATGTAGAGATCGTCGAGATCGTAGGTTGCGCTGGACGATCCGAACTGGAGTTCGATAATGTTCGCGGTCGCGTTCCCGGCGTTTCGCGTGTCGCCGGTAAAGTCGATATCCGTGACGCCGTTGACTTTCACCACGGAGCGTCCGCCAGAGTCCGCGATCGTCCCGCGGAATTCCAGGAAGTAGTAAGTATTCGCCGCTAGGACGATCGTCCCGGTCGCGAGTAGCGTCCCGTTCCGCGTCGTCGTAAGAACGCCGGACGGATTAAGCCGGACGTCCAGGTGGAGTGTCGTCCCGTCGTACAGCGTGATAAGCCGGAATACGCCGCCGGGAAGTTCGGTAAAGCGGACCGCGAAGCCGATGTACCAGGTCGCTTGTGCGTCGAGCGTCTTCGTAACGCCGCGCGTCCCGCCAGAGCCGCGTAAGGATCCAGTCGAGTTCCGCCCGTTCGTCGTGTTGATCGACGGCGACGAGATCAGGGTCGTATAGCGGAGTAGAAGATCCGCGGTCGCGTAATAGTCGAACGAATCGCAATGCCGAAGCGCCACTACGTTATCGACCTCGTAAAGTGCAGCGTGAGCGTACAGAGCGTGAGCGTCGCCGGCGTCGCTTCGACGTTAAAGGCGAGTACGTCGCCTTCCGCGATCGCGAGCGTTGTCCAGGATCCGAGCGACGACGATTCGTTCTGGTCCGCCGACGACAGGGACGGTTTCGGAGACGGGATCGAGTCGGCCACGGTCGGCGGATGATTCGCGTAGACGTCTTTCCAGATATCGACGACGATCGTTCCGGCGACGTCGGCGACCAGGGACCATTTCGTTATCGTCGCCGCATACGGGAAGCGGACGAATCCCTTTAGACCCGCGGCTATGACATTCGTTCCGTCGCCGAAAACGAAGTTAACAGCGCCGGGAAGCGGGTAGGTATGCGTATGCGCGGTCGCGCCCTGGATGAGTAATCCGACGATTTGCGTCCATATCTCCGCGTCGCCGGACGCGTTCTCGTACAGCGCGATAGCGAAGCCGATATCCGTTAGTGCGCCGGGTACCGCCGTCCGAGCGCGTCCGGCGGTCGACGACGGACAGAGAAGATCGCCGCTCGCGATCGTCCCGGTAACACGCATCTTTAGCGGACCGCCGAGAACGGCGATCGCGCCGACCGCGCCGTCCGCGATATCTTCCATAGCGACGCCGAACGGACGGTCGGTCGCCGCCGCTGTCGCTTCGACGAGCGTCGCCGGTCCGGATCCGTTCCCGGTGTCGTCGTAGCGAACGACCGTCCCTTCCAGGATCGTCCCGCCGGACTCGTTATGTCCGACGACGTAGACGATCGGAGATCCGCCGTCCGTCCTACCCGTCCCGCCGCCGCCGAGCGGAAGCGCGAATTCCGGTCCGATCTTCGCCTGGTAGGTTAGATCGAGTTGCGGTTCCATTAGCCGACCCGATAGCGGACGACGACGAGATCGGTCGGTAATGGCGGCGCGTCGAACGTTATCTGGTCGGTCGACGTATCAACCGACCAGGACGAAGCGGGTAGGAGCAGTCCGTTTTTCTGGACCCATGCGACTTCGGAGACGTTCCCGACCAGGTCGTACGTAACGTCGACTCCATTCGGGACGCCGAGCGGAGCGACTTCGACCCAACCGGCGGACGCGATCTCGAGTAGTTCGATAACCAGGGATCCGGAGTCGTCCGCGAGAATCGACGACGCGCCCCAATCATCAGGGAAGGCGCAATGCGCGCCGGCCGATAGCGACCATAGCGGCAGGAAGACGAAAAAGTACCGGCGCGTCGTCCCGCTTCCCCATATCGGGACCGTGACCTCGAACGCGTCGCCGTCCGAAGCGTCGTTAATGATCCGGACCGCGTTCCCGGCGTACAGGGTCGATATCGGGATCGGCTCGCCGGCGTCGAGCCATTGGACCGTAATGAGAATCGGCATCCATTGTTTCGCGGTCGGTCGCGGTCCGAGCGGCGGATCTTCGCGCGCCCATTCGATCGAAGCGCGCAAAAGAACCGGCTCGCCGGTTACGCCGGTGAACGTGCATAGCGTCCCGGCGAAGCGCTGGTACGGCTCGCGGAGTTGGACGTCCGGTCCACATATCGCATCGGCGGCGTAGTCGTAGACGTCGTATTCGACGCCGGCGTAGCCGGGGAGATTCGACGGCGTCCCGGTCCAGACGGTATCTCCGCCTTCGATAAGCGCCGTACTCGTAAAGACGTTGTCCGCCGTTACGGAGTACCCGCCGTCGACGAACGTCGCGTCCGGATTCTTTTGCAGGATCGACCCTTGTCCGATCGACTGGATTCGCGGCGTGAGTTTGTCCGGGAACGCGAGTTCCATGTTGAGCCGGTATTCGTCGCCTGGAACCAGGATCTCGAGTTCGAGCCGCGCGATCCGGACGACGAGCGGCGACAGGACGCCGCACGCCGCCGACCGTAGCGAGATCGTCTGGCCGGCGCGGATTAGGTGCGCTTGCGACGCGGGAACTTCGATCGAGACGCGGTAGCGAAGTTCTTCGTTTTCGCGTTCGTCCAGGAACGCGTCGAGCCGCGTCGCGGCGTCCGATCCCGCGCCGCTGTCATAGACCGTTTCTTCGGCGACGTCGTGCGCCGCAATGATCCCGGCGCGCGACTCCGTCACGATGCCCGCGTTCCCGGACGAAGGGATAAGCGCGCCGCCGGATAGGAGTTCGGTCCCGTCTTCGTCGCCGGCCATACCTTCGACGATCGGCGCGAACTCTGTTACCAGGTCGGGATCGTCGTCGGTAATCGACAACGTACACGCGAGCGCGGTCGACGTCGGTCGGTCGAAGAATAGGTGCATATTCCCGGCGTCGTCGACGAAGACGAAGTAATCCTTCCCTTCGGCGCGCGCGCAGTCGTCCAGGACCGCGACGGGATCGGTCGCGTCGTAGACCCGCGCTTCCATCGTTACCGTGTTCGTGTTCGGGACGTAGGTCGAAGCGATTACCGTCGACGGTCGCTTCGTCGCGTTCGTAACCGTCGAACTCGAGCCGTTGAGAATGTAGGCGAGTAACGCGATTACCCGCGCTCGCCCTGTCTCCGCCGGTCGACTCCATTGGTGTACCCGGAGTCGACGAAGATCCCAATTCGAGTCCTGGACGTTGAGCGCGATAACGCGCGAGTCGTCGGCGGCGTAGGGACCGCGACCGTAGTTCTTCGAGATAACGCGTCCGCGGAATAAGTGTTTCGTCGATCCGGACGCGTCGTCGGTAATGCGGACGATCTTTAGCGACGCGAAGAAGTCGTCGAAGTCCGGGTCGTCGACTTCCATTTGTCCCGCGCCTTGCTCGCCGCGGAACGCCGCGGACGTCGGTCGGACGGCGGCTAGGTTGAGAACGCCCGCCACGTCTACGCCGTCGACGGAGATTACGCGCGACATGGACTAGAACTCTTGCGGACCGGAACCGACGCGGAGTCGTTGTTCCAGGTACGACGACGCGACGGTCCGTCCGGAGATATTCGTATTCGTCGTCGACTTAACGACGATCGTCGGCGAAAAGTTCTTCGCGGCTATTTGTCGAAGGACGCCGAGCGACGTAAGCGCTAGGAAGAACGCGCGCAACGCTTCGCCGCCGCGGAGCGCCGACGCGTACCGATCCTGTCCGATTTGCGTGTCGGTTAGTGCGTTCGCGCGCTTACTCGTCGCGAGTCCTTGCGTCGCGGTCCGCTCCGTATCGCCGGTCGCGTTCTGGATATTCCGAAGGAACTGTCGCGATTGCGATAGGTCGTTCGTCGGCGAAGCCGGGATTTTAACCGGGATCGGTTGCGATCCGGACGGGATCGGTCCGGTCGGTCGTCCGCCTGGTCCGGTCGGCGGACGCGTCGCGGCGGCTAGCAGTCCCTTAAGCGTGTCTCGTTGTTCGCGAAGAACGTTTAACTGGTCGCCTAGGAATATCCCGAGCGGATCTCGAGATTCGAGATTCCGGATCGCCGATTCGATCGCGCCGAGTCCATTCCGCATCCGCTCCGTGTCGCCGCTCGCGACAAGCCGGTTAAACTGCTGTTGCTCGAACGAGACAGCGGGCGCGACGGTCGGGTTAAAGATCGCGAGTTTCCCGATTTCCTTCGCGATCTCGAACGCGATCAGTCCGAGCGTTACGCCGCCTAGGAACTTCCCGACGTTGACTAGAAGTCCGCCCGCGCCGCCGCCGCCGATCGGAGCGCCGCCGCCGCCAACGACGGTCCCGGCTCGAAGGTTCACGACGCCGGCGTTAATTCCGAGTATTCCGCGGACCAGTCCAGACGCGAGTTGTCCGACGATCCCGGACAGCGCGCCGCCGGTTAACTTGTTTAGACCCCATCCGGTAAGTACCGCCGTCTGTACCCACGGCGGGAGTCCTAGGAACGCGTCGAGTAGCGCTTTCGATCCGGTCCCGAGAAGCCGCGCCGCGTCTCCGATCGCTTGCCAGGGAAGACCGGCGATTGTCCGGACAACGTCTTCGACCTGTCCAACGACGTTCCCGACGTCGCCTTCGGCGAGACGGTCGATAAAGTCGCCGAGCCGACCCATACCCGCGGAGATCCGTTCGTCGGTAAAGATCCGATCTAGCGCCGTACCGAGCCGTTCGCCGAACGCGATTATCTGCGGCTGTTTCTGGATAAACAGTTCGTTTAGCCGAATCCCGAGCCTGGACAGGGTCGGAAGGAACGCGGTCCCGATCGCCGCCGCGACGTTCTTTAGGTTCGCGCGGAGTTGTCGCGTCTGGTTCGCGACTCCCTTCGACGTCTTCGCGAAGTTTCCTTGCTGGATCGCCGTGTCTTCGAGAATCAGTCCATACCGCGCCTGGACTTTCTGCGCTTCGGTTAGCGCTTCGCCGGTCGCGGCGATCCCGTTCCGATAGGCGAATTCCTTTACGCGCGCTTCGGACAACAGGACGCCGAATCGACGGAGCGGTTCGGCTTCGCCGGCCAGTCCGGAGCGGAGACGGAGCAGCATTTCGGACGGGTCTTCGTTGTTAAACGACGCCATATCCGCGGCGAGTTGGACCATTGTCGTCGACATGTCCGCGGATTTGTCCTGCGCCAGTCCGACCGTGTTAAACATGTTCCCGAACGCACCCGCCGCGCCGAGCGCTTCGGACGTCGCTAGACCGATCGTCGCCGCGTTGCGCGAGAACGCGAGAACTTCGTCGGACGCCGCGCCGAAGACGACTTTCGACTTGTCGATTTCTTCGTTTAGGTCGCTCGCTTGCTTAATCGACACGCCGATCCCGGCGGCGAGCGCGCCGCCGGCGACGACGCCGATACGCGCTATGTTCCCGATCGCGGTACTTACTCCGCGCGTCGCTTGCGACCCGATCCGCGACATACCGGATTCGAGCCGTCCGAGCGACCCTTCGATATTCTTCGCGGGACGCGAGAACTTGTCTTCGAGCGTTAGCGACGCGATAAGCGCCGCGGTATCCGCTAACGCCATTTACTTCATGCTCCGCTTCCTACTCGCCGCCGACGACCTGGTCGACTGTCGTAGCCGGCTTACTTGTTGTTCTTCCCGGTTATACCGCGCGCGGACCGCGGTCCCGACTTCCAGTTCGGCGATTACCTGTAAGCGCCAACGCGCTATGCGGATATCGTCCCGGTGTCGTCCGTCTGGATAGTGGAAGTCGAGTATCGCTTCGACTGCTTCCGGCGCGCTTGCGTAATGGACCGGGGACGAGACGTCGATTTTCTGGTCGGCGTAGGCGGCGATAAGGTTTTCGCCTTCGGCACTAAAGGGAGAATGACCGCGGCCATATAGAGATCGTCCGCGGCTTCCGCGACCGGGTACGCGAGCGCGAAGTCCGACAGTAAGACGCTTCGGATCGTGTCGGCGTTGACTGGTAGCGGCTTTCCGTCCGCGTCCAGGAACGACCAGGACTCTACGCCGTGCAATAAGTACGCTTCCGATAGGAGTCCGGTAATCGCCGCCGTATCCGCGAGCGCGTCCGCCGGACGTCCCTTGTTCGCTTCGATTACTAGGTGCTGGACCGCGGTCCCGGCGGCGAGTCCGAGACGATCCCGAAGATCGACCGTGTCGCCGTCTTCGTGCGGCGTCCCTGGACATGGGCACGCGACCGGGACCGCGACGGACATTAGGACTCGAACTCCGCGGCGGTAAGCGTGTTAACGACGGTCGACTCGAACGCCGATGCGAGCGTCTCGTCGTAGAACGCGTGTCCAGTAAGGACGATCGCCGAGTTCTGTCCGACGTCGCCTTCGGCGCGCGTGTAGTAGCGGAGCGGAAGGTCGGTAAGCCATGAGTACGGGATATCCGGCGATCCCGCCGTTTGCGCGAACGCGGTCGACTCGAACGCGAGCCGGACGTAGCGGTCGACTGGATCGTCGGAGATCCATGCATCGGACTCCGACCCGAGTCCGACCGTGTCGTCGGTCTTCGCGAGTGTCATTTCGAGTTCGATCGCTCGTTCGCCGCGACCGTAGCCGGACAGTCCGAATTCTTGCGTCCCGTTCGCGAAGCGCTTCCGGTCCGTCTCCGTCGAGATCCGGAGCCGGAACGAGTGCAGCGCGTCGAGAATTTGCGTGTCGCCGATATTCGCCGGCAGGGAGTCGATGAATAGCGACATATCCTTTAGGTAGACCGGGATCCCGTGCGCGTCGACGACGAGCGACGCCGGGACCGATCCTTCGACCGGAGCGTCGGTCGCGCCGGTATTCGCGACATGCGCGAACGACCAGTTCATCGTCGCCGTTAGCGGTCCCTGATCTTCTCCGGAGATCTCGAGTTCGGTAATGATCCCGTCCCGGAACTGGAACCAGTCGTCCAGGACGTCGTCTCCGAACTCGTAGGAGAACACGTCGATATCGTCCGGCGTAAGGGACGTCGGCGCGAAGTTCCATGTTTTCGCCGTTCCGCCGCCGGTCGGAGCGACTTCGCCGCCGAGCATGGCGGCGAGCATGAGCGGAAGGTCGTCGTAGTAAACGAATGGCGCAGTTAGATTCGCGACCGGCTCGTCTCCGCGGCGCGCCGGCGGCGCGACCGGGTCGAACGACCCGAAGTCGCCTTCGGGATCGGTCCAGTTAAGGTTTGGATCCGGCGTCCCGCTAAACGGGTACGCGCGCGTCGCGGGAACAGCGTTTCCGAACGCTACCTGTCGTCCGAACTGATGTCGGCGCAGTTTCACGAAGCCGGCAATAGGCACGATTCGACCCTTTCGTTCTATGAGTTGCGCGTACCGTCCCGCGCGGGACCAGGTCGATATTTAGTTCGCGTCTAGGCTACTCCCTTCGAGTACGACCCGAGTCGCGTAGTACGCATATTGCTCGCGCTCCGGTACCCACGTCGGGATCCAGTCCGGGATATCGAGCGTCGAGATAACGTAGATCAACGTCCCTGGTCCGGCGGCGTCCTTGTTGTCCGTAACGAAGTCCAGGAAGCCGTCGACGAACGCGTCTTTCTGGTCGACGATCTCGCCGCTGTCGAACGGACCGTGTACCAGGATGATTTCGGCTTGTGGCGTCCGCTGTCGTAGGCCGGCGGTATACCGGATCTCCGGTTCGAGAATCCCTTCCACGAAGCCCGTCGGCGGACGGAGCGTCCGCGGACGTCCGCGGTATACCTGTAGGGAGATCGCGGGAGATATGGACGCCGCGTATCCCTCGAGTAGCGCGACGGCGGCGGCTCGCATAGCGACCTGGAACGACGACCGCGCCACGTTACGCCGCTTCGTTCCATAGTTTGATTAGGTCGGCGAGTATGTCCGTCTCGCGTAGCGCTTGCTGTCCGGACTCGCGCTTAAACGGTCGCGCTCGAGTCCGTTCCTTATGGACGCGCTTCCGGAAGAACGTCGTCCCGCCGGCGGACCAGGACAGCGTTTCGGCTTTCTTCGCGAACACGTCGTGCGCTTGCGTTCCCTTGTCGACGAACGACGCGGAGTAGTGTCCGACGACGCTCGCCTTGCGTTGCGACGCGTTGCGCCGCCGGATCGAGCCGCGGAGACGTCCCGTCTTTACGGGTACCTTCCCGCGCGCGATCCGGACGGTCCGCTCCGTCCATTCCAGTCCGACCGGCTTAAAGACGGTCCGGATCGCCTTTAGCCGGCGGCGAAGTTCCGGCGCTCCCTTAAGTGTCGCTCGAGCCATCGTCGCCGGCTTCCTTGTCCGGCGCGTCGGCTTCCGGCTTCGCTTCCTTGCTCGCCTTCGGCTTCGCTTCCTTCGCCGGCGGCTCGCCGCGTGTCCGCGCTTCGCGCGCCTGGATCTCGCTTCGTACGTCTCGCATTAGGCTACCGCGAATCTCCGTCTATGACCGAACATCATCGTTTCCGACTTGTACGGCGGCGAACCGGGACCGTTCGTTGCGTACTCGACCGCTCGTTCGAGCGCGACTTGCGCGAGCGTGTCGTCCGGTTCGTCGTCGTCTTCGGACCAGTCTCCGACCCGATTCTTCGTCCATAGGATCCCGGCTTCGATAAGCCGGTCCATATGGTCGTTCCATTCGTCCGACGTAACGTCTAGCCGTTGCTTGAGTTCGTCGGTCGTCGGCCAGTCGGCCATCGGGTCGGAGACTCCGTCCTATGCGGTCGCGTCGACTAGGACGCGACGTTGTAGGCGGTAAACGCCGCCGGGTACCAGGGAGCGAACCAGATAATCCCGACCAGCGCCACGTCGCGTCCCGCCTTCGACGGGACGTCGACTTGCAGGGTAAACGTCCCGTCTTCCGCCCATGCGAAGCCGCGCGACGGACCGACGACGGCGAACGCGCCATGCGAGTCCAGTCCCGGAACATGCACGGCGCGAAGTCCGGAGATCGTTCCCGAGATCCCGCCTGCCGCTGTCGCGGAAGCCTGGACTCCGGGATAGAGCGGAGCGTTCGTCCCGGTCGCCTTCGCGTCGATAAACTCCGCGACGGCTTCGGTCGACAGCCAGATTGTGTCCGGCGGTCGGCGGATCGCGCCGAACGACGTCTGGAACGCGCCGCCGAGTTCCAGGTCGGCGGGATCCATTGCTTCCGCCCCGCCGACGCCGCCGCCGATCTCGTCGAACAAGTGTCGGAGCGCGCGGTCTTCGGCGTCCATTGCGTACTGTTCGCCGAGTAGTTCCAGGAACAGGTCGAGATACGACGGCGACGAGCGTCGAAGTAACTGGATCGACAGGTCGCCGACGCCGCCGATCGTCTCCGCGCCGAACGTCTCCGTCTGGATCGACGTCGGCGAAGACGCGAGTTCGTCCTTTTCGTCCGCCTGGACGCCGGTCGAAGGTCGCGTAACGATCTTCGGAACGATCATGTTCATACCGGTTTCCGGCGTCGGAAGCCGACGCGTCGACTCCATGAACGGACGCTGGTTGTCGATAACGCCGATGAGTTCCGACATGTAGGTCGGCGGAACGACGCCGACGTTGTCGTCGGTAACGAGATCGGCCACGACGCGGAACTCCGTGTCGGAGATCCGTTCGCCGGCGAGCGCACGAATCGCGAGATTCATCCATTCGCCTTTGTGCATATCCGGCGTAATCGGCGCGCCGGGAACGACGAACGCGGATCGCGTCTGTTCCTCGAGCGACCCGATCCGCTCGCCGAATGTCTTTGCGAAGCCGGCGAATCCGTCCTGGACGGTCGACTCGAGACGCGACAGCGCGTCGCCGAGCGATCCGCGTACCTGGACCGGCTCGAGATCGACCGATTCGGTCGACTGGATAATGGTCGGTACTTCGACCGATTCGTCGTCGGTCTTCGATTTCACGACGCCCATATCTTCGGTTTCTCCTACGTCGGCGGTCCGTACTGCTACGACCGCCGCATCCTCGAACGCCGGCGTATAGGTCGTCGACGTCCCTGTTAGCGTCGCCGTCGCGCGTCCGTAGACCCGCGTTCGTCGACCTTGTCGGAGTTCGGTCCGCGGTCCCGGCGGACGCGGCTTAAACTCGATCGAGACGCCGTCGACGATTCCGTCGACGGCGAGCGCTAGTTGCTCGTCGCCGGCGACCGTCCGCGCGACCCGGAACGTCGCGTACTGTCCGTCTTCCCGATCGTCGAGCGCGATCGCGCGACCTGTCGGTCGGCGTTTCATGGCCGGTTTTCCGTCCTGTCCGACGCCGATTAGCGCTTCGTGTTCCGGACCCATAAGCCGGACTTTCGCCGGGTCGGTACCCTCGAACGCGCCGCGCTCGAAGATCTCCGGTCCGGTAATCGTGTCGATCGAGACGTTCCAGGGAACAAGCCGCATGTCGATTTCTCGCTTCGCGGCGTCGCGTACCTGGATCTCCGTAGGAATGATCGCGTCCAATTGCTGTACCTCGAACTCGTCTCCGTACCGGCGTTCTAGACGCTCCGACGAAGCCGTCCGATGCGACCGGCGCTCTAGGCGCTCCGCGCGATCGCCGCGACTCTACACCTATGGACCGCCATTCGTCACGTCTGGACGGACAATCATCTTCCCGAGCAGCGGCGTCCGAACCGTCCCGGCGGCGAGCGTTACTTCCAGGTCGTAGCGGAGTACGACTTTCTTATCCTCGAGTACGGACGTGTCGTCGCCGGCGATCTCGAGTTCGGCGATCCCGCCGAGCGCATCGGTAACGGTTATCCCGTTCGTCTCGTCGTACTGCAATACGGCGTCGGCGTCTTCGTCCTGGATCCGGCGCTTCGCTGTAAAGACGATTCCCGCGCCCGTTAGGTCGACGGGATCGCCGTCCGCGTCGGTAAACGCAAGGTCGTAGATCTCGTCGTCGCCGCGGATTACTTCGATATCGGTCATATCCGGCGTACCGCCCTTCCTAGTAATAGCCGACGCCGGTCGATCGTACCCGACAGTCGTCGCCGTCCAGCGGACGCTGTCGTCGTCCGGCGGACGATCGTCGCTTCGACTTCGTCGGGAACGCCGCCGCCGAGCGACACGCCGACGACGACCAGCGTCGCCGCGACCGGAGTCGGAGACAGGACGACGTCGACGGTTATCGACGGCGTCGGGACGTCCAGGACTGCGGCGACCGGAGACGGCGACAGCGCGAGTACCAGGTCGACCGTTGGCGTCGGGACCGCGGTCGGCGCGGCGACCGCGTCCGGCTCGAGTGTCGTCGTCGGCGAGCCGCCGGCGTCGATCGTCGGCGTCGGGATCGCGAGTACCGCCGGGACCGGAGACGGCGACAGTTCGAGCGACAGCGCGATCGTCGGCGTCGGGACCGCGGTAGCGGTCGGAGCGGCGTCCGGCGCTATGGATAGGGATAGATCCAGGGACGGCGTCGGGACCGCGGTAGCGGTCGCTACAGCGTCCGGAGACAGGGATAGCGGCGTCTCGATCGTCGGCGTCGGGATCGCCGACGCCGCGGCCATCGGATCCGGCGATATCTCGAGCGCTAACGAGATCGTCGGCGTCGGAACGGCGGACGAAGCCGCGACCGGATCGGGCGCGACGACCGTGTCGACGACGACGGTCGGCGGCGGGACCGCCGTCGGAGACGCGACCGGGTCGGGAGTTAGGGCTAGGGATAGCGCGATCGTTGGCGTCGGGACCGCCGTCGGCGCGGTCGCGGGATCCGGCGACAGCGCGAGCGACAGCGCGAGCGTTGGCGTCGGGACCGCGGACGGAGCGGCGACCGGATCGGGAGTTAGGGTCGTCGTCGTCGCTAGTCCCTGGACGACGAATATGCACGCGCCGGACTCCGACGCCGCCGGATCGCCGGCGGTAACGAGCGTGACGCCCGACGCGCCAGTCGTCACGAACCGATGGCCGAGATCGCCGGACATGTCGAGTCCGGTCGTCGAACTAAAGTGCGTCGCCGGCGATTCGACGTAGTTCCCGTTCCAGGTAACGGTCGGCGATCCGTTGTCGTCGATATCGTCCGCGCCGCGCGCGATCGTCGACGAGTCGTCGCGTAGGCCGACGAGCGACATAACGACGCTTCCGGACGGGACGTCGATCGTCGACGACGCCGGTTCGGACCAGGGATCTTCGACCGGGATGGCGCAATGGACCGCCGCCGGCGTCGACCATATGTCGCCGCCGCCCTTCGTCCATAACTGGATTACGGCGTGCGCTTCGGTCGGCGACGCGGACCAGTTCAGGGACGGAGCGCCGTCGCCGGATTGCCAGTCGCGGTAGTAGACCCGGTTATGGACCGACCCGGTCCCGTTACCGGCGCTAGTCGTCCCGTCCGCGAAGTCGTCGATTTGCGTCCAGCCGGACGGATCCGCAAGCGTGACGGCGTAATCCTTCCAGGACACGAACAGGAACATTCGGTCGCCGGACGCCGGCGTACCGGGGATCGTCACGGACGACGGGTCGGCGACGACGCGCGCCCATGTTCCAGCGGTCTTTAGCGAGATCGCCATAGCGGAGCCGGACCGAGCCGGCGGCTAGGTAACTTGTAGGAGTCCTTCGGCGTTTACCGTGACGTTAATCGCGCCGCCGTTCCCGGAGAACGGGAAGCCGCCCGAGTCGATATAGGCGATCGGAAGGTCGTTGGCCGCGGTCCCGTCGACATGGCGATAGACGACCATTCCGGCGGCTTGTCGCGTTCCCGCCGCGACCGTCGACCCGAACGTAAAGTCGTTCGCGTCCAGTTCGGCGCGATTGTTCGCATCGTCACGGACGACCGACTGCGTAAGCGCCGGACGCGTGTAGCCGGATCCGTCGTACTCGTCGAGCGTTCCGATCGCCGAGATCGTTCCGGCGTCCTGGTCGGTATCCGCGGTCGTATTCGTCATAACCAGGATTACCCGGATATCGTGGCCGGCTTCGTCCCAATCGAGATCGCCTTTCGCGAGCCGTTCCTTCGCCGGCGTGTACCAATGAGACACGTTGCCTTACTCCCTTCCTACGCCGCGCGGACGACGGTAGCGCCGCATCGGTTACAACGAATCTCCGCTGGTCCGGACACGCGTCCGGCGAGCCGTCCGCAACGGCTACAGCGGAGATCTTCGAGCGAGCCGGTCCATGCGGAGCGGAAGCCGGCAAGCGACGTAATGTCCGCCGCTGGTTGCGCCGGCGGGATCGGAGCCGTTTCGACCGATCCCGGCGCGATCCCTTCGATCGCTTGCGCGTATACCGCGTCGTAGATCCCTTTGTCGATCGCGACGCCATGCACGTCGTACCGCGTCTTTATGTCCGCGCGTAGGAGTCCGTCGACGTTAAAGCGCGTAACGGTCGACCTGGTAAGTAAGTCGTTCATAGCCTGTTCGATCGGCTCGAGATAGTTCGGCGCGAGACAGGTACGGACGAACTGGACGTACACTTCGGACACGTTCTGGTAGGTGAGCGACGAGCCGGCGGACTGGTACTCGAGTAGCGCGCCGGGTATCCCGAATTCGCGCGCGACGTCGCCGGTATTCATTGTCCGCTGTTCCGAGATCCCGGCTTTCTCCGGATCGCTACCCATAACTTCGACGGAGTCGATCGTCGGGTCGATTACGCGCGGGATATTCGGCGCGGACTCGATCCATTGCGCTTTAAGCGCCGCCGTCTCGTCGTCGTCGAGCGTGACCGCCGACTTAACCAGGACGGACGGGACGCCGCCGGCGCTGTAGTAGTTCGCGGCGTACTGGTTCGCTTCGACGGCGACGGATACCGCCGCGCCACAACGCTGGAGCGGCCCCGCGCCGCGGAGATCGCCTGGTTCGCGCGTGAGGACGAGTTGGACGACTTCGGAGTTCCGCATTAGACGGTCGTTCCAACGGATCTCCGGATTCAGGACGTCGCGGTCGTTCGCCGTCACGACGACCTGTTGCGGCGGGATCGGGTATAGAGACAGCGGCGTTCCGTCCGCCGCACGCTTCGCGATCCATAACCAGGATTCGCCGCGTGTCGCGAGACAGTACGCGACGTCGCGGTAGAACTCGCGCGGCGTCGTCCGCGGATTCGGACGGACGACGATCCGCGGCGCGTCGACCTGATCCATACGGACGCCGTCTCGATAGGCTTCGAGCGCGAGCGATCCGACCGTGTTCGAGATTAGCGTTACGGCGCGGAAGATCGCCGGGACCGACAGCGCTTCGGCGATCGACGGCGTCGGCCAGACGGCGCGCCGATTCCGGATCGCGGCTAACTGTTCCTCGAACGACGGGACGTCCTGCCAGGGAGACGACCGCACTTCGACCGCTGGTTGCGCCGGCGGGACGAACAGTTCGGCGATTCGGTCTAGGAGTGTCATTTAGCGGATCTTCGGCGCTCCGAGTTGTGGACCGCTTGCTAACCAGGACGCGCGGATCGCGGCGAGCGCCGCGGTCGCCGAGTGTTCTTCGTCGACGACGACCGCCGTCCATGCGCCGGATTCGTGCGGCTTCCGTGCTAACCAGAGTAGATCGTTCGAGATCGTATCCGACCCGCGCCAACGAAGGAAGCCGCTTTCTACGAGCCGCGCGAAGTTCACGCTCGCCGCGGCG